GAAGGAACAGGATCAGAACAAAATGTAGTTTCAGATACAACTACAAATACGAGTGCCTTCTCTTGGATAAAAAATCGTGATGCTGCTGATAACCATATGTTGTTTGATCGTGTACGTGGCGCAACAAAAGATATACATTCTAATACAACAGATATAGAAGTTACAAATGCACAAACCGTAAAAGCTTTTATTGGAGGAGGAGTTACATTAGGTACGGATGCTGAAGTGAATACTAGCAGCGAAAGCTATGTTCTTTGGAACTGGATGATGGAGACTGCTGGATCAGGCTCTAGTAACACTGATGGTACTATTAATACTACATCTACATTAGTAGATACTAACTTAGGTTTAAGCATTTCAACTTATACAGGAACTGGGGCAAACGCTACTATTGGGCATGGACTTGGAGTAGTACCTGAGTTTTTTATGGTTAAAATACTTGATACGGGTGGCACTGATTGGATGGTTTATCACAGCGCATTAGGAGCAACAAAAAATTTAGTGTTAAATAAAACTACTAGTTTTTCAACTAGTATAACTCGATGGAATAATACTGAGCCTACTTCCTCGTTAATAAGTTTGGGAACAACTACTGCTGTTAATGGAAGTGGTTCTACATATGTCTGCTATGCCTTTGCACCTAGCCAGTTCATTTCAATAGGAAGTTATAATGGCAATGGAAATGCTAATGGTACTTTTATCCCAACCGTAAACAGTCTTGGTATACCTATTCAACCAGCTTGGTTCATGGCAAGATCTACAGGATCGGGACAGGATTGGCGAATAGTAGATAATAAAAGAAATCCTTCCAACGTAAATAATTTACATTTAAGAGCTAATACAACAGCAGCAGATACTAGTGAAACTAACTTAGACATTGATACAGGTGGAATAAAAATTAGAACTTCTTCAGGAGGGTGGAACACAAGTGGAACAGAATACATCTATCTAGCATTTGGAACACCTATCATTGATGTAGACGGTAGAATTATAGGAGGAAGATAATGTACGTAATAGAAAACGAAGGTAACCAACAAGTAGCGATCTTACACAATCTGTCTGTGGTCAAAAGACCTGACGGTGGTATGACAAGCAACGCCAAAGTAGACGAGCAGTTATACGATGAAGGTGGGACAGTTTACTTCATCAGAGAGGTAGAAGAAGTCTCTGAGGGTACAGGAAGGCAGGTAGTTAACTCACCTCAACCTGAGTATGTAGATGGTAAGTGGAAACGCATTACTAAATACAAAGAGCCAACAGTGCCAGCAGAAGTTATTTACCAAGGAACTGACAAAGACGCTAAAAACGCAGACGGTGTTCCGACATACGATGAGTTTTATGCAGACAATTATAAATCATATCGTCAAAGTGCATATCCCAGTGTAGACGAGCTAATGGTAGCTCTGTGGGAGAAAGAAGTAGAAGGACGTTCAACTGATGCAGATGCTCTCGAAGTAAAGCGTCAGGAAGTTAAAACTAAATACCCTGCGCCTGAGTAACCGAAGTGGAAATAGATGCGAAGTTGATTATAACCGTAGGTGGTATGCTGATTAGTATTGTCTCGGCAGCCACCATAGTGAAACAAAAGTTAGCTTCGGTGATAGAACAATTAAATGATATTAAATCTGATTATGAATCTAGATTAAGAGATTTAGATAAACGTACAGATAGACAAGAAAACGCTATTGATCTTAACGCACAAAAAACTCACGTTCTTTCTTCAATCATGTCACCAGAAAGACTTGAGAAAAACAATAGAGAACTTGAGAAAATACTTGTTATGGCTCACACTAATGGTGATCGTATAACAAAACTTGAAAAAATGCACAACGGCAAACATCCACCAATAGAGAGTGTTTAAACATGATTACATTACTTGGTAGTTTATTAGGGTTTGTTACTTCTACGGGACCCTCTATATTTAAAACATTTATGGATCAGAAACAAGATGCTAGGGATAAAGAGCATGAGCTTAAGATTATGGCTCAACAGTCTCAAGATAGGTTAGATGAAGCTATTGTACAAAGCACAGGTGAGTTAAACGTACAGGTACAAAAGAGTTCACAAGCAGACAGTAAAAGATCAAGCCAATGGGTAGTAAATCTATCTGCTACGGTAAGACCTTTAATTACATATTTCTTTTTCTTTGAGTTTGTTTTATTAACAATACTATCAGCATTTGACATGATTAGTGTGGAACTGTTTAAACTACTTTGGTCCACAGAAATCTCTGGTATATTTTCTGTAATAATTTCGTTTTGGTTTGGTCAACGTCTAGTATCTAAGTGGACTAAATGATTAACGAAAGAAGTCTTGACTTAATAAAAGACTTTGAAGGTTTTTCTTCTGAGCCATATAAAGATGTAGCGGGTATTTGGACAATAGGTTTTGGTTCTATATATGGATTTGATCACAAACGTATTACAGAAGACCACAGAGACATTACAAAAGAAGAAGCTACTGTGTTAATGGAGAATCATCTTAAGTCCACTGAAGACAGAGTAGCACGTTTAGTTAACGTACCTTTAACGGAAAACCAATATGGAGCTTTGTGTAGCTTCTCATACAATGTAGGCACAGGAGCTTTCCAACGATCTACAGCAAGAATGAAGCTTAACCGTGAAAATTACCAAGGTTGTGCTGATGAGTTTCTAAAATGGAAGTACGCTAGAAAAAGAGTTATAGCTGGTCTTCTAAGAAGAAGAGAAGCAGAACGAGAATTATTCTTAAGCGAGGATGACTAAATGAGTTATAGAACAGTAATTGATAAGGTATTAAGAAGATTACGAGAGGACACTATAGATACTGATTGGACAGGAGTTTTAACATCAGCTTCTAGTGTGGATGATTATCAAAAACTTATTGGAGAATTAGTAAACGAAACTAAAGACTTAGTAGAGGATGCTTGGAACTGGGGTATTTTAAGGACATTAGAAACAGTTACTACCTCAGCTTCTACAGAAACTTATAATATGTCTAATTTAAATAACAGGTCTAGAGTTCTACAAGTTATTGATACAACTAATGATGCACAGCTTACTCAAATAAGTGATTCAGATTTTTATAACCTTAGTCTTATAGGAACTACTCAAACAGGAGTACCTTCTTATTTTAGATTAAACGATAACGATATTTCTTTTTGGCCTATTCCGGCTGCAACATACACCATTAAAGTTCACGCTGTTCAACCAGAATCAGATAGAACTCTGGCAGCAGATACAATAAAAGTACCTGAAAATTTAATTGTGTTGGGTACGTATTCTTTAGCTTTGGCTGAAAGAGGTGAAGACGGTGGAACTGCTACAGATGTTGCAGTAAGTAGATTTGCAGATGCATTATCAGATTCGATTGCTCAAGATCAATCTAGAACAGTAGATGAGATAACTTGGTATGCCAGTTAAACCAACTAGACCAGTAGTCCTAAAAGGGTTAGGAGATGCAGGGTTAAACACTCAGGCAGAAGACTCTACATTAGGACCACAGTGGCTTACAGAAGCAAATAATGTTGTCTATGACCTTGAGGGTCGAATGGGGCCAAGAAAAGGTTCTAAACAAGTAGGCAAAATACTAGCTTCTCCTGTAAAGTCTTTAGGTGAGTTTGTTAAAGCAGACCGTACTAGAGAATACTACGGGGGTTCTGGAGCTACTATAGTAAAACTAGATACATCTACAACACCTCACGGACTTACGACACAAAGTTTTGCAGGATCACCTCAGACCATAACTGATTCTAATTGGCAGTGGGTTAATTTTAATGATCAGTTTTGGGGAATACAGTCAGGACACATGCCTATTAACTATAGTGGTTCTGCTTGGACAGACATAGATGACTTAGGAAGTTATCAAGCACCTAACGGTATTACTACTTTTGATCCCTCATGTGCTTTAGGTGAGTTCGGTAGAATATGGTATGGAGGTGTTACTGAAGATAAAGGAACTGTGTTTTACTCAGATAACTTAATTGGTCAAAAATTACATGGCGGTGCTTCTGGTTCTATTGATCTTAAAACTGTTTGGGGCAATGACGAAATTATTGCCTTAGGTGCGTTAGAGGATAAGTTAGTAGTTTTTGGTAAACAAAACATTGTTATTTTTAAAAATGCTTCAGTACCCACAAGCATATCATTAGACGAGATTATAATAGGAACTGGTTTAGCTGGTAGAGATAACCTTGTTTACGTAGGAACTGAGTTACTATTTTTAAGTTTTGAAGGGTTAACTGCCTTATCTCGTCTTACTCAACAAGACGGTAAAGCTCCTGTAGAAACTGTTTCTATTGCAGTAAGAAATGATTTGAGTAGGATAATAAGTACTGCTGACTTAAGTCAGGTTAAAAGTTGTTATCATCAAACAGATGGTTTTGTTGTTACATTTATACCTAGTAGTAATATTGCTTATTATTTTGATTTCTCTAGAGGTGTTAAAACAGTACCTAGAATAACAACATGGACATTTACAAGTAACCCTTATACGGCTGTAAGTACATTAGACGGTAAGCTATACATGGGTACGTCTACTTCTGTAGCTGAGTATACTGGGTATAACGATGTTGTTCTTAGTAATGTAACTAGTTCTTTTGGAAACGAAAGTGCGTGTGAAACAGCAGGACATACTTTTCAAGGTGGTGTTTGCTATAGTTCTGTAAAAAGTGATTATAACTGGCAATTCCAAAGTACTTGGTTAGACCTTGGAGATCAAGTATTTTCTAAAATAATTAAAAGTGGTTTAATGATAATAACTGGTGGTCAAAATAGCGCAGCAACTATTACAATAGCTAAGGACTATGAAGAGGACTCTACTTATTCTAAAACATTTAATTTAGTTTCAGATGCAATAACGTTTTTATATGGAAGTTCTTCTTCTTTATACGGCAAAGCTAAGTATGCTCCAATAGCAGGTCCTAGGGAATATAAAGTTCCTTTGGCTAGAACAGGTAAAAATATAAGAATTAAAATGGTAGTAGAAGTTAACGGTCATCACTCAAGTTTAATCAATACAACACTCTTGACAAAACAGGGTAAAATAAGGTAAAATATAGGTAAGCAAAGGGAATATTATGGCAAGTTTTTTTGACGGTTTAGGTTCAGCATTGTTAGGAGGAGGTCTTTCTTTCTTAGGTGCTAGAGAGCAACAAAAAGCAATTCAAAGAGCAGCGGAACAACAAGCATCATCTATCAATCAAGCAGCAGATAGAACCATAGAAGCTGGTCAACCTTTTGGTGTTGGAAGTATCGGAGGAACAGCAGAGTTTGATACTGATAGTCAAACAGCACTTCTTAATTTATCTCCAGAACTACAAGATATTTACCAAGGTGCTTTAAGCAGAAGTGGTCTATTTGGTGAACAGCTTCTTCCCTTAGCTGCCGATCCATTTGGGGCTGCTGATGTATTTTACGAACAACAACAACCATTTTTCCAAAGAGATGAAGATAGGTTGCGTAGAGATTTAGAGACTAGACTTCTTGCTCAGGGACGCTTAGGTTCCACAGGTGGTAGAGAAGACATGGGTGCTTTGGAAGAAGCAATACTAAGAAGCCAAAATCAAAGACGTACTCAATCATTTGGACAAGCTCAATCTCTTATTGATAGTTTACTTGGTAGAGAAACAGGTGATATTTCTACTGCTACTGGACTTCTTAATATTCCACTACAGCAAGCTAATTTAGGTAGAGGTATCGGAGGTGACTTAGGAAGGTTAGCATCTTCAGGTCTTCAAGCAAGAACAGGGGCAGCACAAAACTTAGGTAATGTTACAGCAGCTATGGGTAGTACAGCAGGTAATGCTCTTGGTTCCCTAGGCGGTTTATTTACTAGAAGAAGTCAGCAGGTAACATAATGGCAATATCTCAAGAGTTAGCATCACTTCCACCATTCCTTCAAAGGTTTCTTATTGACAGAGGAGCAGTAGTTGATCCTGATGCAGTTGTTCCTGTTTCATCTTCAGTAGCACCTTTGTTACCTGCCTTACCTCCAAGAAGAACACCTCTTGATGACGGTGGTAGTGGAGAAGACTACAGTTCTACTTTTGGTAATATAGCTTCAACTAGCGGTTCTTTTAGTCCCTCAATAAATAGTGATGCTTTTACCCGTGGTTTTGCTCGATTAGGTGAAGTACCGGGACAAATAGCCACAGGAATATCAGATACATTTTCTAGTTTTGCAAGTGGAGTAGAAAATATTTTTAATGGTTTAGGAGCAACTTCTGTAGATGAGTCTCCTGCTACAAGCGGTAGTAACTTTAGCCTTAGTGGTTTATTTGACATGGGTACAGGACCTTATACTGCTCCTACCGCTTTACAGCAAATAACAGGAAATCCTTTAAGCATGGGCGGTATGGGTAGAAATATGCAAGCTATAGATGCCTTAGGACAAGCTAGGGGAGATACCCCTTCTTTTATAAATGGTCGTAAAGTTGCAGCAGGTATGATGCCTGTAGCTAGTATTTTAGGATTAGGAACCACAGGGGGTTTATTTGGTATGCTTGGGGGTGGTTTAAACGCTATGGGATTTCATCACGACTATAACCCTAATGTAGACTCTAATTTATTTATGGACCCAGATCAAGGTTTAGTCGGTTTTGATAGTAAATCAGCAGGTGGTGGAGGTATGCAAGAAGGTATGCTTAACATGACAAACATGGTTGAAGATATGGTAAACAAAGGTCTTGGAGAAGAGTATATAAATACTCCACAAGGATACATTAGAGCAAACGACTTAAACGATTACTTCAAAACTGAACGAGATGATGAGTTTGGTTACGGTCAGTTAGCTTATGATGGCATACCTCTTGGATATGAACAATCAGGATACGGAGATTTAACTACTAACCAAGCTATTGATTCTTTAAATAACATGAGTGGTCCAGCGTACAACGCTATTGCTGAGGATGTATATTCTAAAGGTGGTGGGTATGATGACACCATAACAGCTAGTCAAGAAGCAGCACAATCTTTAGCAGAGTATGGTCCTGTTTACTCAGATGAGGGTGTTGGTGATATGAGTATTGAATCAGGAGATTCTTACGGTGATTTTGATGCTGGGTTTGAAGATAGCGGTGACGGAACTTTTGGATTTTAAAGGAACATATTAATGTCATTATATGAAAACATAAACAGAAGAAAACGTAGAGGCATTTCTCGTACTAAAAAGAAAAGTAAGATTAGTGACGAGGACTATAAAAACATGTTAGCTGGTTTCAAGAAAAAGAAACCAAAGAAGAAAACAAAGACAAGGAAGGCATAGCTATGGCAGTCAAAGGGTTATTTGGTGGACCTACACCACAGGACATTAGACAACTAATGAACCAAGAGAATGAACTGCGTATCAGACAAGCAGGACAAGATTCTAGAGCAGGTGGTTATCAGGCTCAGTTGATGTCTCAGGCTACTGAGAGAAGCAGACAAGCACTTGGGAACATCTTTGGTGGTGCTATGGGAGCCTTTGGTATGAAGATGCCACAGGACCCTAGGTTGGCTAGAGCAGTCAAAAGAGATAAAGACCGTACAGAAATTAATTCTATGTTACAAAAATTTACAGAGGACGATGGTAAAATTAGCGAAGCTGAGCTTGAAACAGGATTTAGTGAGTTAATGTCAAGAGGTTATCAAGAGGAAGCTTTTAAATTTCTTCAGATGGCACAAGGAATGGCTGGTTTAGACCTTAAGAGAAGAGAGATGTCTGTAAAAGAACGTAAAGTTACTATAGATGAAAAATTACTTCCTGCAGCATTACAAACTGCAAAGGCTAAACACTTAAATTCTTTAAAAGCAAATAATAACTATGATGTGGGAACTCCTGTGTATCAAAAGAAAGGAGAAGATATTATAATGATTACTCCTATTACTGATAAAAGTAAAGGAGTAACTTCCAAAAACGAAATAAATTTAGGGCCTTATGCTTTACTTGGAAAAAGTAAAATGACAACGGGTCAAAGAGTTGGCGAAGCAAGTAAAATTGCAAGCGTAAAACAAGCTGGTAAAGATTGGGCAACATTAAGAGGTAAAACTATAGAAACAGGGATATTATCGAGCAGAATAAAAGGTAAAATGACACAAGCTTTACAGTTACTTAAAACTATACAAACTGGTGGTTTTACAGCTAATGTTAAAAAACCCATAACAGATTTCCTTGGAAAAACTGCTGGTAATATAGGTTTGTTCAATAAACTAACTTCCGATATACTTGTTAAAGAGTTAAAAAAGTTAGGAACAAGACCTACAGATGCAGATTTAAAATATATAGAAGACAAGTTAGCTACTTTAGGACAAAGTACGGAAGTTAACGTTGCTATAATTGAAGACATAATTAGAGAAATGGATAAGGATGTTAAAGCTGGTGATTGGTTAGTTACCAATACAAACCCTCAAGATATAGGGGGTCTTGATTTATTTAACAAAGCAAAAACAAATTTATTTTCAACACCAGTGGCTGAAAATAACGATCCAGCAAAAATTAGGTAGGAATACGTTAATGAATTTACAGCAATTTAGACAACAGTATCCTCAATATGATGATTTATCTGATAAAGAGTTAGCAGATAAGCTGTATAGTAGTAATTATTCAGACATGGACAGGAGTGAGTTTGATCAAAAAATAGGCTATACTCCTGCCCCTACAACACCTCAGCCACAAAAAAGTAGTATGGATCAAGTACTGGATGTTTTAAGGTCTGCTGGTGATGCCATATCTGGACTAACTGTAGAAGAAACTATTGAATATCTTAATAAAAATGGATCACTTCCCGGAGGAATTGGAGGTACTATTGCTGGAGGTATTATAGGTTTTTTATCACCTCTTCCCGGAGGTGCTTTAGTAGGATCGATTGTTGGTGGCTCTATAGGGTCTGGAGCAGGTTCTTATTATTCAGACGGAGATGTTCAGAAAGCTTTAACCGAAGCAGCCTTGTCTTTAGGAATGGACATAGCTACTTTAGGTATAGCTAGGATAGGAAAACCTTTACTTGCTGGTGCTAAAAAACTATTAAAATCAGGAGTTCCTCCCGAAGAAGTTGTTAAACGAATTGCTTCAGGAGACATGTCTAACTCTAAAATGTTACCTGATGTAGCAGAATCACAAGAAATATTACAAAAAGAAGGAATGTCTTTAACTCCTTTTCAAACAGGAATTGCTCCTAAATTTGAAATAACTAAAGAAAACATAGGAAGAACAGGTTTTTTTGGTAAGAATGTTTTTGCAAACACTCAAGAAAGAATACAAGAATTAGTTAGATCAAGGATGTCTAATATTATTGGGCAAGGTAGTGAAATAACTAACGACGTTCTTGGTAAAGGACTTATGGATGCCTTTGAAGAAGGTCGAAACGTTACTGTTAGAGAGTACGGAGATAGTTTGGGGGAAATAAGTAAAACTTTATCTAAAACAACAATAAGTTTAAACCCTTTAAAAAATTCTTTAAAGTCTTTTGTAAATAGAAAAGAAAATCTTGATGCTTTAGGAAACTCAAAGTTAGACGAAAAAACACTAGGGGTTATTGATACATTAAATAACTTAATGGGGGAAAATGTAAAGGGATCTGCTAAATTTTTACTTGATTTTGAACAAGCTGTTAATAAACAAATAGCAAAAGTATCTTCTTTTGGTCCTTCTTTTGATCCTACGGTAGCTAGAGAATTAACCTCTTTAGCAAAAAGAGTTAAAACCGTTGTGCGTACAAATATAACCAAAGTAGATAAAGAAGCTGGTTCTTCTTTTAGAAAGCTTCAGAAAGCTTATGGAGATACTTTAGAAGGTATTTATCCAAAGATAAATCAAAAGTTTATAGACGCTAATAATTCAGGTGGTTTTACAGCATTAGGTGCTATGTTTGCTCAACCCGGAAAAGTTGAAAATGTTCAAGCAGTTATGCGATCTATTGATAAAGCCTACTCTAAAATTCCTTCAAACAAATTAAACTCTATGGTTTTTTCTTCTGCAAAAGAAGCTAAACAAGCAATAGCAAGAGGGTACATACAAACAGTTATAAAAAACCCTACTAGACCTGATTTTGATTTATCAGATTATAGTAAAGTAGCAGAGACATTAAAAAATCCTACAGAAGCTAAAAAAATTAAAGCAATATTGGGTGCAAACTATTCTTCTTTTCGTAAAACTGTCAATCTAATGGCAAACGCATCTAAAAAACCAGAGTCAGGTCTTGCTACTTTGTTCTTAAGAAGTAAGGAATTTACAGCAGCGGGTGGTCTTGCTGCAGCAGGTGCTACTGGATTAATGCCAGCTAGTACAGCAGTTGTTAGCGCAGGAACTATTCTTCTTGGTCCTATATTTTTAGCAAGAGCTTCTGTAAATCCTAAATATGTGAACAAATTAATAAAGATAAATGAATTAGGAAATAAACCAGAACAGGCTGCAAAACTAGCTATGGTTTTAATAGATGATGTTGTTGACGATGCTTACGCAGAAGGCATGGGGGATGATAATATTATTAAAATGTTAAAGGGTGATTAATGGCATCTTCTTCTGACAACATTTTAAAGATGATGGCTGAGGCTAAGGAGGCCGAAGCGTCTAGAGCAAGAGTAGCTGGTCTTTTTGGTGAAGCAGTTGATGCAATGCCTTGGTACGATAAATTAGCTTTAGCAACTTCTCCTGTTCCAGTAGTAGGGGATATAGTAGGTCTGGGAGCAGATGCAATAGGTTTCGCTAAAGAGCCTACAGTAAGAAACGCTCTTTTAGGTTTATCTGGTTTACTTCCTTTTGTTCCTTCTGCTGGTATTACTAAAACTATAGCAAGAGCTGTACCTAACTCTCCTAATTTTTTAGGTGGTTTTTATTCAGGCAAGGGTGGTAAACTCGGGCAAAAAGTTATGGCAGGTATAGGAGCGATAAAAGGTGCAAAAAATTTAGCAAAGGCTAGGTACTCTCCTACTGGAAGAGGTTTGTGGAGCGAAGGTCTTTCTTATACAGATCAATTAGTTGCTAAACAAGCACTAAATGCTATAAAAAAAGCAGATCAATCTACACAAGAAGGAAGAAAAATAGCCAAACAAGCTGCTAAAAAAGCTATAGGTCAGTTTGACCAATCAACTTTAATGTCACGACAGATGGGACAACCTTCTAAATTTCACAGAATTACTGAAGGAGTAGATAATGTAGGGTTTTCCCCTAACTTTTCTGCTAATGATTACGCTTCAGTTCTAGGGGGAGTTAAAAAAACAGGGTTGAATGAAGCAGAATTAAATTCAGTTTTTAATGTGATAAAAACACTTCCTGAAATTGGGTACGATCCTACAAAAAAATACCAACTAGCGGTAAGAAGGTCTCATGCACAGGCGGGTGGGGATTTAGAAAGCCCTATTAGGTTAAATAGAAAATTATTTGGAGGCTCTACTTTAAACGATTTAAAGGAAATATTTGGGGGTGTTAAAGAAAAAGGTGTGTGGAAACACGGTAAATCAAAAAGTTTTAAAACAGACAAAGAGTTTTTAGACGCATTACAAGCAAAAAAAATTGGTGTTCAAAACCCAGAAGAAGTTTTAAAAGGGATGCCAGCAGTAGTCACTGGAAGTACAAAATCAGATTCTTACGTTTTAGGGGGAGTTAATTACATGACTTCTATTAATAAAAAAGGAAAATTAACTAGTTTTGTTAATGACGAACATGATCTTTTTAATATAAAACTACCGAAGGGTGATAGGATGTTTACTGTTTCAACCCCTATAAAAATAAACTTACTTACTGATAAAAAACCTGTTTCTAAAGTAAATAAAGCAAAACAAACAGCAACTGAAAAATCAATGAATAAATTAAGAGAATATTCTGGTGTTGATTTGTCAACCCCTGTCCCTAAAGGAGTTACCAGAGAACAGTTAAGTAGAATACAAGCAGTAGCCGATACTCCTTTTAAAAAGAATTATTCGAGAGTTATTGCTGAAGGACTGTTTACAGGAGGAAGAGCGGGAAAACCTTTTATCAGAGAAGAAGAGAGGCAATAGATGTCAATAGAATACAGAGGAGAGAGGTTCTCAGGTTACAATAAGCCCAAGAGAACACCTAAGAAGAATAAGAAGTTCGCAGTGTTAGCTAAACAAGGTGAGCAAGTGAAGTTAGTTAGGTTTGGCGATCCTAACATGACTATAAAGAAAGACCAGCCAGCGAGAAGAAAAAGCTTTAGGGCTAGACACAAGTGTGATACTAGTCCTCCTAGTAAACTAAGTGCAAGATATTGGTCTTGTAAAAAATGGTAAAGGGAGATTACAATGGGAAGTAAAGTAGCAAAGATGAAAAGCGGTAAAGGCTACAGCAAGAAAAAGAGCAAGTCATATGCTAAAAAGAAATCATCTAAGAAAAAGATGTATGGTTACGGATGATCTTAAGACTGTTTAAACGGCTAGTAGCCAGAGAAAGATATTACTTTAGACAATTTTGGGAACACACTAGACACTACAGGGGACACTGATGTTTCAAATACTTAAAGATATACGTTGCTGGGTTTTCTGACATAAAGGAACTAGAACCATGACAACCGCAGAAGCAATCAAGCTCAAAATACATAGGCTTCCCAAGGGAAAGCCCTTTACTGGCTCTCGCTTTCAAAAGCTCGGAGCACGTTCAGCCGTGGACAAAACGTTGTCGCGCCTGGTTGAAGATGGCGAAATTCAACGCCTTTCTCGCGGTGTCTTTATGCGCCCCAAACAAAGCCGGTTTATTGGAACCGTCATGCCAGAGGTTTTTGAAGTCATTCGAGTGATTGCCAAGAGCCATGGCGAAACCATTCAAGTGCATGGTGCTGAAGCGGCACGCCGCTTTAAGCTCAGCACTCAAATGCCAACTTCACCTGTTTTTTATACAAGTGGTCCAAGCCGATCTCTTCATGTCGGCAACATCACGGTCAAAATGATGCATACGACCAGCCATCGACGGCTTCAATTCGCGGGTAAAAAAACCGGTCTCGCCCTGTCCGCCCTCTGGTATCTAGGCAAAGAGGGCACGACACAGGAAAACATCTTCCGGATCAAATCCGGATTGAGCCCGGAAGAATTTGAAACTCTTAAGTCAGCCGACGTACCGGCCTGGATGAGCGCAGCATTAAACAGTCCTGAATTGGAAGCTGTGCATGGCTGATGCCTTCCTATCCTTGAAACCTCTGGAACAAAAAGAAATCTTACAAACCGCCGCTGCCCAACTGGGTCGGCAAGCAGCCGTTTTGGAAAAAGACATTTGGGTCTGCTGGGTTTTCTGGCATAAAATGGAAGAAAGTAATCCTAATAAATGTTCTAGATGTGGTCGTCTAATCTTTAGTATATTTTAACATAGTAAGCAAAGATACCGTTAGTTAGTATAGCTATGGCTACGCTGTTAACGACTATCAATGCCCTATCGTTCCAATTTATAGAAACTATTAACCAACCTAATATCCCTGCAAAATGAAAAAACAGATTGTAGGGATATATATTTTGTGCAGTAAGTATCATCGCAAACATAAGAACAACTGATGATACCCACTTAAGTCTCCATATGTAATCTTTAGTATCACCTTGCATCAAAACACTCCTTACTACACCAAAATATCAAAGGACACGCACTGGCCCCATAAGGGTTCTCATGTCCTTTGCCACATTTGTGACAATAAAAATTAAAGTCACGTTGGTCTGCTGGTACGTAATCCATCGCACCAGCTATGCCAACTCCCTCATCTTTACTCACACTCTTTTTGTCCTGTCTGTGGGTCTATGAAACAAGCTTCTGCTTTAGGCTCATCTTTAACCTCATTCAGTATACCATAACGTTTACCACTAGCTCTGAATGTAGTGATGCCTTTGCATCCCTGCTTCCAAGCATTATAATAAAGCTGTTTAAACGCATCGTAAGTTACATTGTCACCTACGTTACAGGTCTTACTGACTGCACTATCTATATACTTAGAGGTCAAGGCAAGGACTGAAAGATGTTCTTCGGCACTAATCTCATTGGCAGTCCTACCATTAACACCTTGTCTGTAAGCATAGTCCTCTACTCTCTGTATCTGATGACCATCAAACTCCTGTATGGTTCTGTCATAAAACAAACTAAACGGTGGTTCAATACCAGAGCTTACGTTGTCTGCTGTGAGACTGATTGTACCTGTGGGTGCTATGGAAGTCAGGTGAGAGTTACGTATACCAAACTCTTTAATCTGATCCTGTACCCAAGGAGATAATGTTTTAAAGAACTTACCCTCTATGTATTTATTCTTATCATAGAGTGGGAAAGAACCCTTCTCCTGAGCCAACATAGAACTAGCTGAGTAAGTGTGGTCTCGAAGTGACTTAAGAACCTTAGTAGTAAACTTCATAAACTCTTCTGATCCATAAGGCATACCACACATCTCACCTGCATTGGCTAGTCCTGTAATACCTAGTCCCATCCTACGTTTGTTCTTAGCTTCTTTCTCTTGTGCTTCTAGAGGATAGATAGTTCTATCAATGACATTATCCATAGCTCTGACTACATGATGGATGTCACCAGTGAACAGACCAAAATCAAACGCACCTGCTCCTACGTACTTAGTAAGGTTAAAACTACCTAACAAACAAGCACCGTAAGGTGGCAGAGGTTGCTCACCACATGGGTTAGTTGCCTCTATATTCTCACAGTAGTATAAGTTATTCATCTTGTTAATGGTGTCTATAAACAACACTCCCGGCTCTGCCCAATCCCATGTGCTACGCATAACCATGTCCCACAGTGCTACAGGGTCTACCTCTTCATGCACCCTACCGTCAAACCGTAGAGGGAATGGTTCTTTCTTCTCTAGGCATTTCATGAACTCATCAGTTACACCTACTGATATATTAAAACCAGTTAACGCTGTACCGTTATTCTTAGCTGTGATAAACTGTTCAATGTCTGGATGGTCTATACGTAAGACACCCATCTGCGCTCCTCTACGGTGTCCACTAGATGCTATGGTCTGACAGACAGAATCATAAATCTGCATAAAGCTAACTGCACCTGATGCCCTAGAGTCCAAAGACTTGATCCTGTCTCCTCTAGGACGTAGCCTACTGAAGTCATAGCCTATGCCACCACCTCTACGCATGGTCTCTGCAGCCTCTGTAGCTCTGCCCATGATAGAGTCCATACTGTCGTCTATAACACCACTTACAAAGCAGTTATAAGCTGTGGTCTGTCTTGCAGCACCCATAGCGTTCTGTACTCTACCAGCAGGTAGAAACCTAAGATGCCTAAGTGCATCCTTGAAGTTCTCAAAGTGATCAGGGCTATCCTTAAGGGACTCAGCTATACGTACTACTTTACTGTAGAAGTCCTCACCTGTCTGTCTGTACTTAACTGTGTCTATCTCTTCTGATATTGGCAATGTCATACCGTAATGCATTTCACTCTCCATCTTTAACTTTCCCCTTTAACTTCTCTAAATACCAAATTGCTTTGCTTATGTCTTGATCAGGTTTACCTTTGTGTTTGTACCTGATTATATATTTCATTGCGTTTCCCTTAAGATACCCTAAGAAATCATCCCTAGTCATGGACATCTCTATCAGGTCAATAGCTTCAACGTCCAGCATGTTATAATGTGAAGGACTGTTTACTGGATCGTTGTTGCCATCAGGAAAAAACTTTTCTTCAGACACTTGGTTGCTCAACACTGTTCTCCTCTTTATCTTTTTTCTTAACTGGTTTAATCATTATAACACACTTGGTAGTGATGTCAACTACTTTACCACTGTTGAGATATTTATATACAAACTGAGGTGCTACCACTTTACGACATCTTTCTATATCCAAGTCAACATGGTTTTGCTGTATATCGTAGCCTAAACTACCATCGTGATACACCATTATAATTATCAGAAATAATGTCTTCATGTTACTCTCCTAATTCAAAGGAGTTATGTTGTCATAACCCTCATGAGTTATCTTAGGCTTTTCCTTAACCTCACAACTTTGTAAAAGAATGTCAATAGCATCTATAAGTAAAGGGGCGCATACGTCATCAGCATCCTTTAGATCCTTTATAAGCTTACGTACTTGCTCCATACGAACTACAAGAATGTCAGGCATCATCATAGTCATCATGTCTTCAGGATAGTCAGCCATGTTATTACTCCTCAATCTCTAAGTCAACGTCAAAAACTTCTCTGAGGTCTTCAATGTTGTGTTCTATTAAATCTCCGAATCTCTCTATCAAATCTTCGGAAGTTATATTAAGAACCTCACACAAGTAAGAAGGTTCCGCTAAATTAGATACTCTGTTTAAGAATTGTTTAGTTGGTAAAGGCATCTTTGATATTCTCCACAGTGTACCACTTCATGTTTTCTTTGTCACACCATTCTGCCATGTTCATCTTACTTCCCTTCCTTACTTTTTTATATGGGTTGTATAATAAAAACACCAGTTGCTTTTTCTTTGGCAGACTATCCCTAATTGCTTTGTACTTCTGGATGTCTCCCACTCTAAAGTAACCTTTAGCTTCAACTAAAATCTCAAACTTACCTCTCATCCCTATGAAATCAGGGATATACATTCTATTAACTATGTAAGGTATTTGTTTTGATTCGTAACTACAGAGGTCACCCAAGACCTCTGCAATTTGAGCTTCAAACTTGTTACGATACTTCATTAGTCTTAGCTTTAGCCTTAGCAGGTTGTTTAAACGATGCCTTAGGTTCCCTTAATAAAGCCTGTGTCATCCCTCCTGTCTGAGAAACAAAAGGACTTCCGTGTAGTTCCCAACCATCATTAAGAAGTTTTGTTATTGTTTCTTCAAAACGGTCGTGTCGTGGGGTGTTGATAACTTTAAACTCTTTAGTCATTAGTATCTCCTATTGTTTGTTAAGGTTAATCTCAGGAACCTGTGGCTTATTGTTTACTTGGGTCAAAAACCTTGGACCAGTAGAATAAGAAAAGGCTCTTAAGCTTGGGTAGCAATGTGCCTTGTACTGACAGTAAGAACACATAGTAGATAGTTTTACATTTCCAGAACGCCCATCGGGTACTGGAGAAGAGCATGGCGCAGGACGGTCTTCCTGCTCTACGGACTTTTTTACATGTGACACACGCTCCTCAATGTCACCTGAGTAGTACTTATACATGGGATGTTTAGTATCATCTAAGTCATACTCAAGCACCGCCAGAGTACCATTCTGTTTATCCATAGCCAACCACGCCCACTTACGGTCACCTTCTGCATGAGCATATGCTTTGATCTGATCTACATAACCAAAGTCATCATTCATTGCTAAGGTTCCGTCCTTAAACTTCTTCATACCGAAAGCAGTTGTAGACTTAACGTCAACTACAGTACCGTCTATCTTACAGTCCATGTGTCCTTTAACACCACCTACTGACACTTCTTTCTGTTCATCAGTAACCTCATGCCCCGTCATACGAACAAGCATGAGAAGAAACTCTTCAATCAAATGACCATACATAAACTTGATTAAGGTGTGTGGTTGTAGTTTCTCTCCAGTGTAGTTGTTCACTGAGTACCATTGTTGTAAGTCTGGTTTGCCTATAGCAGACAGCCTTAGCTTACGTCCATCATAACGGTGATTAGAAGGTAGGAACTCTTTCTTCATTAGGTCCTTAAGTGACTCCCCAAACTTCTCTATCTCTGCTTCAGGGTCAACACCTTTAGCTGTATTTTTATTCTTCATCAACGTATAGATGTCTTCTACTAGTGTGTCTAATGTTTTACTCATGTCATCTCCTAGTGGGTTTCAGCCCAGTTGTTTCCGATTTTATATTCCCCATCTAAGGGGCATCTTAAGTTAAACTTTAGACCCGCTGACTTAATACACTCTACAGCTAACCATCCAAAATTATCTACTTGGTCTTCCCGAACTTCCGCTTGAAATTCATCGTGAATATTACCTACGAATTTATAGTCTATACTATGTAGTATCGCATACTCATTTAACAGTGTCAAGGCTTTTTTCATAATAATTGCACCAGCGGATTGTAAGAGAGTGTTTAAACTAGCGTGTGCTGATCTTATGATTAGCTTTCTTCCGTCAAGTCCTTTGAGGTATCCTCTTTGGGAACTACGCTCAACTCTTTCTCTAAGGTCTCTAAGAGACGGAGTGTTGTCGAGAAATTTTTTCTTGAGCTTTGCCCCATCTCTGCTATTGCCTCCAACAACACTTCCGATTTTAGCGTCCCCCGCTCCATATAGGAAAGCATAGATAAAAGTCTTTGCGTTGTCTCTTGTTGCAAGTCCTGCTGAGTTTTGATTAACTGTGTGTATGTCTCCATTAATAACTTCATGGGTATACTCCTTATCGTCCATGTAATGTGCCAACATCCTCAACTCTAATCCTGAAGCATCAACACCTACTAACTTGTAACCTTTAGGAACTACCCAACAACTCCGACACTCGCCACCGTAAGGTGAGTAACTCGCTGGAACCTGAGCCATATTGGGACTGCTGTGTGTCATACGTCCCGTTACAGCACCGATAGGGTTAACATAACCATGAACTCTTCCGTCCTCTTCTACTCCTTCTAGCCATGAATCTATCTGTGCCATACGCTTCTGTACCAGTAAGTACTCAGCGATAAGAGAAGCTTCAGGTATCTTCTTGACTTTACTAAGGACTGCTTCATCGACAATTACGTTTCCCTTCTCAGTGTATGTCTCAGGCTTCCATCCGAAAAACTGTAAGTATCTTCCGATTTGTTGCCTAGAACCTAGGTTAAACTCAGGCCAATCTATTCTACTAAATGAACCAGATACAAAGCCCCTGTCGCAATCACTAAGAAACTTAAGACCCACAGTGCTGAGTCTGCCATCTTTATTGTACTTAGGCGTGATCTCTTTAACAAAAACAGGTAACGGCTTAAACTTTTCGTGTACTTCATCTTCTATCTCCATCTTTCTTTGTTTCAATCTGGCTAGTAAATCAACACATTTTCTCTGATCCAGTAACCAACCATTCTCGGTCTGTTTAGCGATAACTTTTTGTACTTCATGTTCCAGAGTTACACTCGTATCACCAAACTTCTCAAGTCTTTCAGTAAGTAAATCATAAACTTTATGAGTTACATCACAATCTTGTTCACAGTACTTAATCATCTCAGGTGTTAGCTTAGTCCAATCATCATGGTCTCCCTTAGGAAACTTAAGTCTTTCTCCCCAAGCTTTGAGAGAATGTCCATCCTCTAGCTGTGGGTTATAAAGTCTAGATAAAGTCAATGTATCTATAATCTCATGCTGTTTAAACGTTACGCCTAAGAACTTCTCTACAATAGGGGAGTCGAACCCAAGAATATTGTGACCAATAATAGTATCAAATCCATCAATGTACTCCTGTATTTGTTTTATTTCAGATAGGGGCGCAAGGAAATTCTTCTTCGTCCCCGTTTGTATGTCTTTCGTCCCGATCATCCAAACCTTTGTAACTGGAAAAGCGGTGGTTTCTATATCTAGAATAAGCTTCTTTGTCATTGATTAAAGTCTCACC